TTTAACCAAATCTCTAAATTTCTTATCATACCTCCTAATTTATCTTCATTATACAATTGAACAAATATATTACTATTTAAATCAGGTAAATCTGATTCTACTAGTTTATGTAAAAATTCAACTTCATTGCTATCAATCATTGGAGTTGATAAGTCCATAACTTTATAACTTGTTTCCAACCTATCTCTATCATGTATTATTCTTGAATATACAACATGTTCTTTAAACTTCCTAGTAGAAATATCAAAAATATCTTCTAATGTTAAATTATGAGTTTTTAATTCAGGAAATTTTTTAAATATACCCTTTACACCTAAACCTTTAACTCCTGGTATTTTATCTGAGTTATCTCCTAATAGGGTTTTATATAAAATAAAATTATTAGCTAATACACCAAATTTTTCTTTAACAGTACCAGCATTATAATATTCCTTTTCCATGGGTCTATACAGTATAATTTTATCTGAAACTAATTGTACAAAGTCTTTATCACTAGATACTATAAAACATGTTGAATTAAATTTCTCTACTAATTGTTTAGATAACACGGCTATAACATCATCAGCTTCCACTTTATCAAATGCTATAGTTTTTATAGGTAATAACTTTAAATACTGAATTAGACGTACTATTTGGTCTACTTTTGAATCATGTTCTTCCTCTAGATTATCAAATGCATCCCAGTTAGTAATTCTTTGTAAATTTCTATCTTGTTTGTACTCGGGGAGCAGGTTCTTGCGGTTGGTAGATGAACCCGCTCCGTCGAATACTACATAAACAGAGGTTGGTTGTGTTTGTTTAATTAAAGCACCTAAAGAACGTAAAAAACCACCTAAACCCCCTACATGTACTCCATCTGGGTTTACCATATTTAACATTGCAAAATTTCTAAAAAATAGATTTAATCCATCTATAATTAAAACTTTATCGTGTCTTTTTAATTGTGGTTCTTCCCCGTCTTCCTGAACTGAGTCCAGTAGACTAAATAGTTCTTTATGCTTCATTATTATTATTCTGGTTCCTTCTCAAATTGAGAAATGTCTCTTACTTCTTCATTCTCTTCCACAACATCAAAATCCATACCTCCTAATATTTTAGACCATTCAGCTGCATGGTTAGATTTATATTCTTTTAAATCTTTATCACTATCTAAAATAAAACCATGAGGTGTCATTACAATCCTACCTCTAGTTGTAACTCCATTAATGTGATTTTTATCAATTTGTATATTAGCTCTTTTAGCAAATTCTACTTGTTTACCATCTTTAATTGCTTTAATTTTAGATGTTCCAGCAGACATAATATTACCAAATGTAACTACAAATGTTGAATCAAACCACATTGCATAACCACCCTTATTCATTAATTTAGGTTTACCCATAGGTGATTCTGGTTTTAATGTCCAAACTTTATTAACACAAACTAATGTATTAGTAAAAGGTGAAGATTCCTTTCTTGATAATGTAATTCTTTGATTAACATTATTTCCAAATTGAGTAGACATAGCACCTGCATTCCATTCATTATTATTTTTATTTGATTTAAGTGACATTTCACAAGGTACTGAACCTATACTATCCCATAAGAATAATAAGTCATAAGGTAAATTACCTTTTTTCTGTTCATCCATTAAATCTAAAATAAATCCTGCTACGTCCTCTATTGAATTGATAGTTTCTCTATCTATATAGATAAAATTACCATCATATCCTACAATTTCTCCTGTTTCTGGGTGTTTTTCAACTTTAATATCCAGCCCCATTTGAATTGCATGTTCCCAATTCCATTTCATTTCGGTAATGATAAAAACTGGCAGTATATTTCTTTTTTGAGCTGATACTGCCGCTTCAATCATTGCTGTTGTTTTACCTGTATCCGAATGACCTCTAAGTAAAACAATATGACCCATAGGAATACCTGGGATCGAAGTAACTTCTTGAAATGCAGATGAAAGAGGAATCCATTGTTGTTCCTTAAATTTAATATTTTTATCTAATCCCTTTTTATTTTTAAAATTAGATAAATCAAATTTACTCCTTAACTCAGCTGATACAGCCGCCGTTAATGATTCTTTCTTTCTTGCCATTAATTATTAAATAAATTATCAAATTCGTCTTTTTTCGTTTGTTTCGCTTGAGAAGTATCTAAACTAAATTTAGATTTAGATTTAGCTTCTTCTTTTTCCCAAGGTAAGTCCTTAGGATCATTATCAAAATCAGTAGGTGATTCAGATATAATATCACCCTCTTCATGTGAATCTTCTGGTGCTAACCATTTTTCCAATGCTGATTTCATTTCATCAAACGTGTAACGTTTAAATAATTCTTTAGGATTTGGTTGTTCTTTTAACCATCCTTGTACTTGTTTGCTATCTTCACTAAGTGGGGAAGTTTTTAATCTTACTCTAACTGATGATCTATTATAAGGTGTACCTGTAACTTCAGGGCCAACTGTTTCTACAGTTAAATCTCTACCAGATGCTACATCAGTATAATCACCTATTTCTTCATCAACAGCTAATGCAAGTAGTTCTTCATAAACTGTTTTTCCAAACTGCCATAATCTAACTCCTTTATCCTCCTCTCCTCTAACTACAACAGGAACAAAAATACGATTTTTAGCATCTAATTTTTTAGCTAAAACATAATTTTCCTTATTGTATTCTTCTCTAAGTTTAGAAGCAAATAATGCAATAGGGTCTTTTTCACCAAAGTTTAAAGGTGAAATCATAACCTTATTAGTAATCCCATAATAAAACTTAAGTTCTGTAAATGGGTTTTTAGGATCAAATGCACTAGGCACGATTCTAATTTGTTGTTTACCTACAGAAGGACGCCAAAATATTGTTGTATAATCCGTTTTTTGTCCACCTGAGGATTGTTTTTGTTGGAGATTGTCCAACTTCTGTTTAAGTAATGATAAATCCATAATTATAACTTATTTTTTGTATTAATATCAATATACGCACATTGTTCTAGGGAGCCAAATTATTTTTAAATAACTACAACTCCTTTTTTTTCTATAACTTCTAAAGCACACTTTTGAGCAAAAGCAATACTTTCTATAATATTTTTACTTGTTAAATAACTAAATATAAAAGCAGCGAAAAATGTATCACCTGCACCTGATAAGTCAGATACTTCTGCTTGTCTAGTAGGTGGGATAATAGTATCCTTGTATTTAACTCCTCTTTCTCCTAATGTAACAATTAAATTGCCCTTATATTTTTTTAAATTCTTTTTATTTCTATTAAATTCAACTTCATTAATTTTTAAAAATGTAGCATCGTTAATCCAATCATTAAATAGTTTTTTAGAATCAATAAAGGATAAGGGATATCTATCAACTAGAAATTTAATAGTACTTTCAGTTAAAAAGCCCTTATTATAATCACTAATAATAATAGCATCATAATCCCCTAACTTTGTAATAACATCATTTTTTATTCTTTTACAACTATCATCTTCATCTACTCTTAATAACATTTGATTAGTTTTAATATCAACTAGTCTAGTTTTTGTAATTTCATCTTCATTAGTAATTAAATCTATATCCCAATTTTTAGCTAAACTTACTAAATTATTAAATACATTTTTAGCCATACCACCATTAGCTTTTTGATAAGTAGGATTAAATACAGGTACAGGTGCTTCAGGACAAATTCTGTCACAAACCCCATAAACAAATTTATCAGTACAACTATCTCCTATTACTAATACTTTCATATAACTCTAAATGTTTATTTGCAAATTCTTTTTTACTCTTTAATATTGAATAATCTAACTTTTTTTCGTATTTTAAAGGTGAATGTAATATATCAATTAAATTATCCTTATCTTTTTCTAAATTTCCCGTTAAATCATCTATATATTCATTATAGGATCCCTGATAGTGATCATGATTAAAAGCCATAACTTTTAAATTATTTGATATAGCCTCTTTTAATACTATTGGATTACATTCCCAAGTTGATGTAAATAACATTAAATCAGATTTTTTATAAAATTTACTTACTTCATCTTGGTTCTTTTCTCCATAAATTCTAATATTAGGGGGTAAATCATTCATTAGTGGGCTCCAATAATCTTCAAAATTAGGAGCTTGATTACCTACAAAATGAAATATATAAGTCCACCTATATTTTTCCCATAATAATTTAGCTATTTCTATAGCATATTTCTGATTTTTTCCTGGTGTCCATAATCCAACATTTAAAATATGAAATTCACCTGTTTTTCTCCATCCTTCTTCTAATTTAATTTCTTCCTTAGTTGAATTACTTACGGGACCACAAAAAGGATATTCAATTAATTTAGCCCTATATTTTAAATTTTTAGCTTCATCATAGTGAGAATTAACTACACAAGAAAAAGCATCAGGAATATATTTTTTATTAGGAAAATCAAAATCAATTCTATGTATAGATTCAACAATTTTCCAAGGGTGTTTTTTATCGTATAAATCCGTTACTAAATCATGATCAAAAATACCATTATCATGATAAACGGGAAAAATTTCAGGTGCCTCTTCTAGATGCACTATATCTATTTTATTTTTATATAAAAAATTAATTAAATCAGTTTGTTTATCTCTACATTTTTGAGACCAATCAGCAAAATAACCACAACTAACAAAATTATCTTTAGGTAAAGTATTAATTATCTGATTTCTTTGAACCACAAACCATGTAGCTGTTTGAACCCATTCATAAACAAATACTTCTACATCAGAATAAGCTTGTAATGTTTTTATTCTTTGTAATAAAAACTGAGGCATTCCTCCAGTACTAAGATGTGGTGTTAAAAATAAAACTTTCATTTTAAAATATCAGATGTTGAATAATTACCTATACGATCAAAGTATACAATTTTTTTAGCATACTTACCACCTACTATCTCTTTTCCTTTCCAATCACTTCCAACTACTAAAATATCAGGTTTAGTTATTTCAACTAACCATTCTAAATGTTCTTTATTATCAAAAACCATTACCTTATCTATAGCCTTTAAACTTTCTAGTGCATAAACTCTATCTTCTAAATTATTATAAGGTCTGTCTGGTCCTTTATCTTGGGCTACTTTTTCATCTGAGTCAATACCAACTATAAGTTCGTTACCTAAAGACTTAGCATAATTAAATAATTCAAAATGTCCTCTGTGGAGAATATCAAAACAACCATTTACCCAAATTTTCATAACCTAATTATACTTCTATAATTTTATGTATTTTAGTATTTAATTGATTCAAATCATTATGTTGAGTCAATAAAATACAATTTCTATAGTGTTGCCAATCAACTTGATAACTGGTATCTACAACACCACCATTTAATTTTTTAATTAATTCGTTTAAAGCGTTTATTGTATATAAAGTATTTGATTCTTTTTTCCTATGAACCAGAATAGTATTATCAGGAATTGTATGTACATTAGCTTGTTCCACATTGTAAGTAACTACAAATTCATCTTTACCTACAATTTCAAGTACAAATAATTTATTGTAAATTATAGTATATTTGGATTTTATATCTTCGATCAATTCATCAAGACCATCCAAATCAGTAAATGTACAAAATAATTTATTATTCAAATCTCCTAAAATTTTGATATCATTGATAATATCATAACTCGGATTATACGTATTGAGTTTATCTGTTAAAATTGTAGTCATAACCTTCGCTTTCCTTTATATTAAGATTGTATTTTTTAAATACATCTCTAATTTTATCCAAGACAGAAACTTCTTCTTCATCAAAATCAAACAAGAATGAATCATACGTATATAAAACTAAACGCGTCTTGTGACCCTTCAGTATACTAAAAATATCCCACAAAGCCAAAACATTTTGGGAAGTTTCCATATTTTGTAAAATATAATTAAATAACTTTTGTGGATTCATATTATTTAAATTTTCCTTAACTAATCTAAAATTAGAAATAGGACATTCAATATAACCCTCATTTTCAAATACATCCCAAGTGTTTTTTATAAATTTTTCTATCTTACTAAAAAACTCCAGGTCTTTATAATTATCAAATACTCCTCCGTATAGTTGTTTAAATGTCAACTCTTTAGCCTTTTGGTAATCTACTTTATATAATGTCGCAAAGTGACTATGTATATCACTAGTTGGAAACTTATAATCAATTAATTTAGATGCTAAAGTAGGATGATAAGCACTAATATCAATTTCTACAAACTTATCATTACGTGGAATAAAACTTTCTCTACAACCATTATCTTTATTTAAAGCCGCATAATTTACACCTTTAAATTTATTACTTGGTCTAGTAGTTAATGTTTTTAAATTGTACTGTGTATAAACTCGCTCACTATCAATGGGATGGAAATATCCTTCGAATCTAGGTATGTGTACTCGAATTCCACTTCGCTCGATAGCGTTGAATACCACGGATACTCTACTGTTAAAAAATTCTCCATATTCTGTTTTTTGTTTAGTTATATTATCTTTTAAACCATCAAATATTTTTTCACATAATTCATAATGTTTAACAACTGGTATTACTTCATTTGCAACTCCCTTACTATAAAATAAATCATGTGTTTTAGTAGATGGTCGTATATACGTAGTAGGAGGTATATTAATGTCATAAAGAGTTTTTAGAGGAAAATAATGTAATATTTCCTTTTTATCCCTACAATATAATACCTTAAATTTATTTAAAATTGCGTCTATATGCGTTTTACTATTACTAAAAGTTTCACTATGGTCAACGCTTAAAATAAATCCTTTACTTGATTGTATCGGTCTAATATACACTAAAGATACATTATTTATAGCAGGGTGTTCATTATTTTTTGGTATTACCTCAATAAATGCTTCATTATAACCGCTATTATAAAATTGAGTAAGTTGATCTAAATCTTCTATAAGCCAATACATGACTTACAATATACAAACTTATTTAATAACCTCCACCAGATCTAAAAGTTCTTCTTGTCATTGGAGCAGACCTTACATTTCTAGTACTAACCATTCGTTTTGGTGTAATAAATTGTTTAATAGGAACTAAATAATCATGAGGAGTTTTTACATGTTTTGCACCAACCATTGGTCCTTTATCAGGATGAATATGATATAAACCAGTATAAGGTTTACCTGTTTTTTCTAATTTATATTCTGTACCATCAGTTGTTAAATCAGTTAATATATCTCCATTAGTATACTGATAATATTGAAGGTAATCGTTAGCAAAGTAAGAAATTAAACCTAAAATATTAGAATTTCTTTCTGCTCTTTCTACTGCTCCCTTATTTGAATTAAATGCTAAACTTCTATCACCACTTATTACCCAAGATATTGCAAAGGGCACGTATAATTGATAATTGACATTTGTTTGTTTTTGGGTATATCTTTTAAATTGAGTAATATTAACTTCAATTATTTTTAATTCATTTATCTTTTTTAAAAAATACCTTTGATATTCTCCAATTTCATATTGTTTTCTTGTTGGTTTTACAATTTCTTCAACTGGTGAGGAAGGTGGGTTTTGAGCAAATTTAAGTTTTGTACTAGTTTTATATTGATAAGGTAAAATATATAAATTTCTTTCTCCTCCAGAAGCTCCTATAGCATCTACTTCAGCATCCTGTTGTATATCACCTGGATTATTTACAGAATAAATTAATTTATCATTAGGTTTATTATTGGGGTTTTTACCACTATAAAAAGTACCATCGGAAAGAGCATAATAATATCCAATATATTCTTGTTTACTTTTTTCAACAACAAATTCGGCGCCCCCAGTGTAAAGATTTGTTTTAATTTGTGAAGGAGGATAATATGCCATGATTATAAATATTTATACTGCTTTAGCTCCATCAATACCTAAAGTGATGACTGATTCTGTATCAGTAGGTAAAGTATAAGAACTATGAGTTGCAATAGCATAAAGCATTATTAAAATTTCTTTTTGAGGCATCATATCATTTTTACCAGTGCTAAAAGTGTTATGAGAAAATACACCTGAGCCCATTCCTGATGAAGCTCCCTCTCCTTTTTTTCTTTCTAATGGCCAACTTCTTTGGAACCATTTTACCATTTTTTTAGCATCACCTCTATTTCTACATCTAAACACTAAATTTTTAACACCTTCACCAGGTTTACTTTTATCTTTTTTAAACATTGTACCATTAGCTCCAGGTCTTAATTGTTTTAAAGGTGCTAAAGCATTTTTAGGATTAGTACCAAATATTGTATTACCTAAAGGATTAATTTTAGGTATATCTTGACCCCCAGGAAAAGTACCATCCCTAAATTGAATCAATTGACTTTGTAAAGTTCTTAATTGGGCCGTTGGATGTTTTTCATAATAACTATAACCTCTATATTTATCTAATCTTTTAATTTCCCATCCTGGAACAAATTCTTTTGAACCCAATGCCCCTACTGGTTCTAAAGTACCATATTCAGAAACAACTATTTCATAAGGTACAGCTACATTTTGGGGTTTTACTTCATAAGTACCTGATTGGATGTATCTTACTACTTTTATTCCTTTTGCTTCCGATGTACTCTTTTTAAGATAGCCTAAATTACATAACTCATAACCAATAGTTCTTTGATTTACTGGACTAGCACTAGCATGCCAACACCAAGGTCCATCTAAAGCACAACATTGAACATATCCACCCTCTCTATCAATAGTAAACTGAGCTGATGTAGCCCAAGTAGTTGGTGAATCTTTTCCACGCCAACTACTAAAAATACCTTCCATTTCCACTTTAGAACTTTTAGTACGAGCTTTACCATTCTTTTTATAATAACCTCCAGTAGCAGTATAGTGTAATACTATCATATTTTTTTCTGAGGCAGGTGCTCCAGTTGGTACGTAAATTAAACCAGTTTGAGGATTATTAGGGTTAATTGTACTTATAGTTGGGCTATGAACTCCAGTAACAGCATATACAGTATCACTACCACCAGATAAAATAGCTGTTAAAGTTGGATCAGGTAAAGTAGATATTTCATTTGGTGATATTGTTTCAATACCACTATAATCTGCTGGTCCAATTATTGAAAAACTAGGTGGTCTAGTCTTTGTAGAAGCTGGTATTGATAATGTATCTAAACTCGTTTCCCATATATTATTAGATATCTTATGATTAACTTTTTGAATTATAAATTTTAATGCATCTGGGTAATTAGGAGGTAAAAATCTTGCATCTACATTCATTTTTTGATAAATCTTAATACCAGCTAACCCTTCACAAGTTAATTGAAGTTGTAAAGGTATAAAACCATTAGTCATTGATACTACATCTTCTTCTCTATATAATTTTTTATTAACAGCATGTTTAAATTTTTTATAAAGAGATTTACCTAAATTAATAAAAGCACTATCTTGTTTATAATATTGAGCTTGATTAATGGGAACAACCTCTCTACTATAAGTTAATGCATTTTCATCCTTAATAAAGTTTATTCTATTACCTCCAAAACATTGAGCTAAATAACTTATATAATCACTAGCCGCTTCTCCCTCCTCTGTATTAACATTATGTCCATTTCCATAACCATTATTTATTTGATTATAGGCTCTACTTATATAGTCTTTAATTGCTGGTTGGTTATCCCAAAAATAGTTTAATATAGTTGTATTATTATTTGAACTATTAAATTTGCCCCCATACTCTAAACTATTATCTGTAGCGTATTTTTTTAATACATCATCTTGGATTCGATAGGAAGCATAAGATGATTTACCTAATAAAGAAGAGGGTGTTCCAAAATCTTTATTTCTAAATTCAACACCACCTTCAGAATAATTAAAAGTAACTTTAGCTGGGTTAGTTTTTTGTGATCCAGCAAACGCTGATTGAACAGATCCATATTTTAACCAAAGTTCTTTTAAATCTTTATCACTAGGAGTAGGAAGTATGATAGGTTCAATATCAAATTCTTCAAATTCTTCCTGGTATCTATTTGTTAGTCCTTTATTCCAAGCACTTAGAGGTAAAGCTGAGATGGATCTAGTACCCGAGTCTACTGCAGCTGCTCCAATAGAAATTTGATTAGCTAGTTGTGGGGTAATTTTTGTAATAAAATTAAAATCTTTTACAAAGTTAGAACTACCATTAGTTGGGTTGTAACCTACTAGTTCAAACTCAGCAAATGAAGGTTTTTGTTCTTCAGTTTTAGGTTTTATAGCTTTTAAAACTCCATTATACCCCTGAGGAAGGTTTTGTTCTATAAAAGTAACTTGAGTATCTTTTATTATTACGGGTTCAATAGCTGTTACACCCGCCATAGCTCTATTTATTCCATCACATATGTTTTGTAAATAAGTAAATACACTTATATTATCTTCAACATCTAAATTAGATTGAATTTGGTTTTGCAAAAAATCTACACTTAAATAAAGATTCATTAACTTACCATGAACCATATATT